TACCAATGTTGTTGAAAAATTATTATAGGAACATGTTATGAAAATGATGTCATTTTTTAATTTCTTTTTTAACCCTTTAACTTGGGTTAAATTAACTACATTTCATTTAGGTGATGATGATACACCACCGCCTCAACAAAATACTACTGTAACCACTAACATTCCTGATTATGCTCAACCTTATGTTGAGAATATGCTTGGAGCTGCTCAAAATCAATTGTTTAATACAACTACTGATGCCCAAGGTAATACTACTTTAAATGGCCTCAAACCTTATACTCCATACAGCACTAATATGAATGACTACGTAGCAGGATTTTCTCCGCTACAACAACAAGCTCAAGGTGCCGCAGGAAATCTTCAAGTGCCTGGTCAGTATGGACAAGCTAATCAATTTGCAACAGCTAGTGGTTTAGGTTCTTTAGGCACAGCTACAACAGCAGCGGGCGCTGGTAATCAATATATGCAGATGGCTCAAGATCCAAATGCTATCAAGAACTTTATGAATCCGTATTTACAACAAACGTTAGATCCAGCACTTGCTGAACTTCGTAGACAATATGGAATTTCAGGCACACAAGAACAATCAGCTGCTACAGGTGCAGGCGCATTTGGTGGTAGTCGTGAAGCTTTAATGGCAGCAGAAAATCAACGTAATTTAGGTACAGCTCAAAGCCAAATGATTGGACAAGGGTATGATAAAGCTTTCCAAGCAGCTCAACAAGCACAACAATATGGTTCTAATTTAGGATTACAAGGTCAACAAGCAGCACTTCAGGGTTATGGTCAAGCAGGTCAAGCTGCTGGTGCTTTAGGTAGTTTAGGTGCTCAACAATTAGCAGCTCAACAAGGTATCATTGGTACTCAAAATCAAATTGGTGCTCAACAAACAGCAGCAGAACAAGCTAAAATTAACCAATCTATTCAAGATTACGCTAATGCTCAACAATATCCATTAATGGAATTAGGTGTTATGTCTAACATGACTCGTGGTTTACCATTAAGTTCTCCTACTACTACTATGTATCAAGCTCAACCTTCAGCTGCTACTCAAATGATAGGTTCAGCTGGTGCTATTGGTTCGTTAGGTGCAGCAACTCCTAGGGCATCGGGTGGTATTTTATCAGTTAAAAACTTTGATGTAGGTGGTGCTGTTGCTGCTAACTTAGAAAAACTACCTACTGAAAAATTACAGGAAATGGCTAAAGATGCTAAAGGTATTGAGCTATCTGAAATTAAACAAATTTTAGTTGATAGGCAAATGGGCGCTGTACCTGGGATGGCTCCTGGTGGTATTGTAGCTTTTGAAAAAGGTGGCGGTATTTTGGACGCTCTTACAAAAGTTATAAAGGGGGCAGCGGGAGATGAAGAAGCTCAAAACTCTGTTATTACCGATTCAGGAGGAAAAGTTCCTGTACCTTCAGAAGAACCTCCACGTCCTGAGCATGCAAATAGGTTTGCTTCTTTAAGTGATGCAAAACAATATGCAAATGTAGCGCCAGGTGTTAGTGGGCAAAATACAGATGTTAAATTAGGTGCTGATAGAAATACTTATTTACCTCCTATTAGTTCTACAGGAGGCTTAGATATTCCTACAGTTGGTGAACCTCCAAAAGAATTAACAAAAACTGAACCTTCTGAAATTGATAAACTTATAGCAAGAGCTATGACTCCTTCTAGAAATGTTCCAGCAACAACAGGTCAAGCACCTGTAGATGATATAGATACTAAACTTAAAGATATTGTTGATAAGCAAGATAAAATATCTGATATATTTGCTAAGGGGCTAAATGATATTTACAAAAATAAACCTGAATTAGCGCCTTATGCTAAAGAACGTTTTGATCAATTCCAAAGTGAAATTGATGGAGCTAAAGAAAAAGAAAGACAAATGTTTTGGTTACATAGTGCAACAATGTTTGCTACAATGGCTACTCAACCAGGTGGAGTTATTAAAGCCGCTATGGGTGCATTAGCTCAAGAAATTCCTTTATATTCTAAAGATAAAGAAGCTTTAGAAAAACATACAGATGATATGAAAAAAGCTCAATACGATATTACACAAGCTGAAATTGCTAGACGTGTGGGTGATTTTAAAACATCAATGGAACTTACGCAAAATGGCCTTAAAATAACTGCAGATATTTATAAAGACATAAATAAAACTAAATTAGAAAATAAACAATTAGATATTATGTCTGCTCATAATAAAGAAACAGAAAATATTGGTAGACTTGGTGTAGCTGCAACACTAGCTGGATATAATAAACCAGGTGAAACAGAAAAACTTATTGATCGTATGCTTCATGATAAAGATTTTGCTGCTGTTGCAAATGAATATCGTAACGGCTCTAAAGAAATTCAAGATGCTGCTAAAATGAGAACTGATTATGATAAGTGGGTTGCTGCAGGAAATACAGGTACTATTGAAGAATATGCTGCTACACACAAAGTCGGTGCTGGCGGTAACGCATTCCCAGGATTTACAGACAAAACAAACTATAAGGGTTAATAATGGCTCTGTACAAAGTAGAGGGTCCAGACAAATTTCTTTATGAGTTTGAAGGGCCTGATGATGCTCCAGTAGAACAACGTTTAGCCTATGCAAATGAATTGCATCAAAAACGTTTAGCTGCTATTAAACAACATGAAGAAGCTACTGGTTTTATGCCAGCAGTTAAAGCTGGCTATCATGAATTTGTAGGTAATACTGAAACAGCTTTAGGGTTTGACAAAGCCGCTGAAGAACATCGTCAAAAAGCCGCCAAAACAGAAGCTACTACTGAAGAAGATGTAGCTCGTGCAAAAGAGAAAGGTGTCCTACCTTATCTTGGTGCTGAACTCCGTAAGAATGTAACTGAACCCCTTGGTGGTATCATTGGTCGCTATGGCGCTCCTATGGCCGCTGCCCCTCTTGCTGCTATTGCGGCTCCCGAACTTGCCATTGGCGCTGTTGGTGCAGGTGCATTAGCCACAGGGTTAACGGATGTGGGCGCTGAAATCGGTGGTAACATAGAACGTCAAAAACAAACAGGTACTGGCGAAGTTAACTACGTTAACGCAATAGCAGCTGGTATTGCTCAAGCAGCTATAGCCGCCGTAGGTATACCTGGTACTGGCGCAATTAACAAATTAGTAGGTCCTAAACTATTAGCCGAAGCCGAATTACTTGCACCTAAGATAATTGAAGGTACATTAACTAAAGAAGCTGCGGTTAAATCATTAAGTTCACGTGGTGCTGAATATGCTCGTGCAGTAGCATCTAACGCTGTGGGTGGTACAGGCTTGATGATAGGCACAGAAGAACTCTCAAGAGCACAGGCTGGGCAAGAACTTATGACACCTGAAGAAATGGGTGAGTCAGCAGTTCAAGCAGGCATACTAGCACCTATCTTTGGCGCAATTCATGGTAGTGGTAGAGGAAAAGCTATAGATAAATTAGGTGAAGCTGAACAACGTTTTAACAACGTTCAAAATGAGTTATCTAATTTAAGAGACTTAGCTAAGAGTCGTGAGCTTACTCGTGAAGAAAACATGAAGCAGGCAGAGTTAGAAAAAGAACAGATATTACTTGACCATGTTATCAAAGCTTCAGGCAAATCAACTAAAGACATTATAGAAGAAACTACAGGGGTATCTAAACCACCCGTAGAATCTGATATGAAGGCAGCTCTTAAACAACCATCAGGTCGTAAGTCTATAGACCCTGTAACAGGTCAAGAAAGAGAACTTACCGCAGGTGAAGAACTTGATATTCGAGAAGGCAGAGTACCTGAAGTTAAAGCCCCTGTATTAGATGAAAAGACGTTAACTTCGTTAGGCTTTGACTTAAACAAACCTGGTCCTAAAGCCATGGTAGGTTTAGATTTAGGTGAGCATGCTCAACGTGAACAATTCAATACAATATTAAGTAAACAAAATTTAACACTTCCACAAAGAAATGCACTTGATGAATTCCAACTTAGGTTACCTAAAATACCTGAGATTGATGCTGTGCAAGCCAAACGCATGGTATTAGAATCTGATAAAGATTTTACTAACCCTGCGCAAATTAGAAATTTCTTAGTTCAAAAAGTAGGTAAAGCTAACGTTGATAAACTAGCTATAGCTGATACAAAATTAATGAAAGGGATCTTAGATGAATACAAACAAACTAGACCTAAGCAAGGAGCAGATAGAGCAAGCGATGAAGGTGCTGTGCTCGGAGGATCTAAAGACGCCGCCAGAGCTAAAGGAGCTGACACTGGAACAGTGGTCGATGATAGGGCTATTGCTGGACGATCTGATGCTGGAGAAACAACACCAGCCGCTCCATTAGAAGAAGTTAAGACACCTGAAGCACCTGTAGTTGAAACTAAACCTGCAGAACCTGTAGCAGAAACCAAACCTATAGAAGCTATAACAGAAGCACCAGTTGTTGAAAAAACAATGCCTGCAGAAAGAAATCAAGTTATGGATGCGGCTAAGAAGGCAGCTAATAAGTTGCGTGTTCTTGATCCGTATCATGACTTTATTAGAATGCTTAAAGAAACCCCTGAGTTAGTTAAAAGAGATGATGTACTTAAAGTTAATAGAGACATCATGGAGATGGAAGGTTCTAAAGCTAAAGATGTAAAGCTTAAAGAAAAAGCGCCTTTAACAGAATCTGAAATTAGCAAAACTCTTAAAGAAGCAGAAACAGGTTCTGAGATAACAAATGCTGGCATAATAGAATCTCGTGATAAATCTTTATCAAAAGAAGACAAATCTTTTACTTATGAGTCTTCAGAAGATCTTAAAAATATAGCTTATGATTTAAATCTAAAAAATCTTTCTAGTAATAATAGATTGCATTTTTTGCCTAAAGCTGAAAATGCGCCTGAGGCTATAAAACATTTAATTAAAAAATCAACTAAAGCTTTTGTTCATGAAGGGGAAGCATACTTTATTAAAGATCGTATGATGCCTCATGAGTTTAAAGGTAAACTATTACATGAAGTAGCCGTGCATTTAGGTTTAAAAAAGATGCTAGGTAAATTTAGGTTTGAAGCTTTTTTAAAACAATTTGATCGTTTAAAAAATACTGACAAAGAAGTTAAAGCTGCATGGGAGCATGTTGAAAAGTTTTACCCTGAGCATACAAAAGGTAGTTTAGAACATCTTGAAGAAGTAGCTGCAAGATTTAGTGAATCTGCACCTGATCATCCTATATGGCAACGTATATTCTCTGCAATTAAATCATACTTAGTTAAAAATGGATTTTTAGATGCTAAACATTTAAGTAATGCTGATCTACATTATGTTATTAGACAATCTTTAGAAAAAGAATTAAACATCCCTTCTGCTAAAGTTAATACTCCAGAATTTAAAAAATGGTTTGGTAAATCTAAAGTAGTTGATGCCAATGGCAATCCTATAATTGTATATCATGGTACTCGATCAGATGTAGATACTTTTAAACCCGCAGGCGAAACAGGCGTTAAACGTAGTTATGTAGACACGGAAGCTTTATATTTTACTGATAGCCCAATTGTAGCTGATTCATACGCTAAAAGTAGAAAACCTTCTGATACACCTAATGTTGTGCCTGTTTATTTAAGATTGCAAAACCCTTATATATTTAAACAAGGTTATGAACACTTTGTAATTACTAAAGAACAAATAGCAGATCTAAAAGCTAAAGGATATGATGGTGCAATTGGTTCATCAATTGGTCCTAATATAGAATATATTGTATTTGATTCTAATCAAGTTAAATCTGCTATAGGTAATAAGGGCACTTATGATTTAAATAATCCAAAAATTACCGAAGCTAGAGATAAAGAACCTAATGCTGCAATGAAAGAATTGTTTGAAAGAGCTGGTGGTGTGTACACTCCTAAAGAAGAGCCTGGGGTATTTAAATCTATATATGATGATCCTAATAGAGTTGCTACAGCTACTAGATGGGGTAAAGATTTTATAAAAGAAAAAAATACAATGTGGTTCTCATCTGATGCTGCCTATATGACGGACCTTGAAAAAACCTTAAAGCAAAACGGTTTACCTACTGAAGATATTAAAAAGATAATGCTTAAACTTAGTCTTGGTCAAACAGCGCATAGAGAAGCTTTAGCTCACCAAGTACTAGAAAAAGGTGGTTTACGTTATGATCCTGAAACATACAAATATATAGCTTTTAATAAAGATGGTAGCTGGAATAGTATTATTGATGCTGTTAAACAAGCTGCAAAAGATAGCAACTTAACTATAGAAGAAACAGAAAAGTATGGGCATCAAGCTATTGTAGCGTCTAGACTTCGAGGACTCATTGAACAAAAAGCTATTGCTCAACAACGTTTTGATGCTGAAATAGCGGTGGCTAAAAATGCTGATGCTGAACGTAGAGCTAAAGAAAAATTTGATTTAATAAATGATAGAATTATTCATTTAACAGAAGATCAAATAAAAGCAGGGGAAGAAATATCTAATAGAATTCCTGGAATTAAAAAAGTTGTTGAGCAGTGGAATAAAGCTAGAAATACTATAATGGATTTTGCAGTAGATGCAGGGTTATACACTAGATCAGAAGCCGATACACTTTTAAGTGTGATGGACTGGGTACCTTTTTATCGTGTAGAACAATTAGAAAATAGTGCTGGACCTAAAGAATATAGTAGAGGTATTTTAGATTTAGCACAAGATAAAAAATTCCATGGTAGTACTAATGAAGTTAATAATGTTTTTGACAACATGGAACGATGGATATCTTATATAGTTCGTAAAGGTGTAGCTAATAAATCAGCAGCAGATTTAACCGCTGCAGCTATGGAAAATTTTAACTCTAAAGAATTTCCTGAAGAAGTAGTTAAATTAGCTACTGATCAAAAGGTGCCTCACGGTCTAAAAGGTAATGTAGTAGGTGTATGGGAGAATGGCGTTGTGCAAAAATATCTGTACAAAGATCCTATGTATGTACATGCATTTACAGGACTTGAACCTATTGTCATTCCTGCAATGAGATTAGCTACACCATTCACTAATTTCTTAAGACAAAGTATTGTTCTTAATCCCTTATTTTCTATGAGCCAATTATCACAAGATGCATTTGGAGCTATGTTTGCATCAGGTGTTAAACATCCATTTGCATTGCCTGTAGAAGTGTTTAAAGAGTTTTTTAAAACCATGTCAGGCACAAGCACTACCCATGAAACACTAAAAGATTATGGTGTTGTAGGGCATCGTGATTATTCGTCAGTAGTAGGACGTATTGATGCTCAAATTGCTGCAGGATTAAGAGAACCTAAACTGTATGATAAGTTCCTTCTTAATCCATTAAGACACTTATCGATGGCTTCAGATAATGCCGTACGTCAAGCTATCTATAATCAAACAATGAAAGAAACAGGCAACAAAGCATTGGCAATTGAAAGAGCTTTTGAAATTATTAACTTTAGAAGATCAGGTGCTAGTTCTACTGTAAACTTACTCAGACAAACTGTTCCTTTCTATGGTGCATACTTACAAGCTATGAATGTATCAGCTAAAGTGCTATTAGGTAGCGGTATAGCTCCAGCAGAACGTGCAGAAGCTAGACGAGTGCTTTATTCTACGGCAGCAAAAGTTATTATATTAGGTCTAGTTTATAATGCATTTGTACAAGATGATGACGGGTATAAGAAATTAGATCCAGCTGTTCGAGATCGTAAACTTATTATTCCTGGTACTGATGGTTTAAGTTTACCATTACGTAATGATTTCTTTACATTCTTTAGTAAAATTCTTCCTGAACATACTTATCATTTACTATTACAAGATGGTACAGAAGATGGTACTAAAGCAGCTAAAGCAATTAGAGAAGGGTTCACTAACGCGTTATTTAGCCCTAACATAGTTCCACAAATAGCTAAACCTACACTTGAAGTAATTGCTAATCATGACTTCTTTACTGGTCGTCCTATCGTTGGACAGTATGAACAAACATTAGAAACTAAAGATCAATATTCTGTGAATACATCAGAGTTTGCTAAAATGCTTGGCAAAACAGGAATGATGTCCCCTTTAAATGTAGATCATATAATTAAAGGTTATATGGGGTATACAGGTGGGTTGTTCTTAATGGGTTCTAATTATGCTTTAAATGCGGGGTCAGATACCTCATTACCTGCTAAATCTCCTCAAGACTTTATTGCTAGTATTCCTGGTGCATCAGCATTTGTATCTAAAGAAGCGGGATCAAAAGATAAGAATGACTTTTATGAATTGCGTGAGCAAGTAAGTAAAGCAGTAGGAAGTTTAAACTTTATGAAAATTCATGCAACGCCTGAAGAACGTAGAGCATTCCAAGAAGAAAATAAACAGTTGTTATCAGTTCAAGCGCAAGTTAATAATATTAACAGACAGCTATCAGCTACAAGAAAACAAGAACGTTTGATATATGAAACACCAGATACTAGAATGTCACCTGAAGAAAAACAACTTAAGATTAAAGCTATTAAAGAACGAGAAAAACTTTTACTTAGAAATGTAGCTAAGATTAGATTGCAAGCTGGTTTATAAACGCCAGACTCGTATACCTTTAATCCCATCCTCAATTACTATCTTGTGAACGAATTGAAATTCAAGTCGTTTACTTTCTTTTTTAATAGCATCTACCGCTGCTTTAGTATCAATAGCAGGTATAAATATAGATGAGCCTGGTTTAAACTCAGGCCACATTATTTGATAATCTGTATCATTAGTTAGCATTGGCTGTAATCTCTTCAAAAAATGTATTGTCAATCCATAAACATCTTTCAGCAGGTCCACTAATATCTAAACCTTTGTGTAGTGTTTTTAGATCACCTGACTTAGCATGTAAAGCACCTCTATATTTCATGCCTTTCATAAAATCATCATACTCTACATTAACTTTCTTCAGGTATACTTTTAAAGTTTTAATAGGAATGTATATTAAATGTGTGTCAGGTTCTATACGTACATTTAATTCATTAACAGGTTTAAGCACTGGGGCTTCTGATACACCTGAACGATGATCTACTATACTGTTGATTACTAATGTATTTTTGTAGTTTTGACGTAAGAATTCGCCTAAAGTTTCAATTGCATTAAAATCTCTGTCTTGTGTATCTTTTCTTGATTTTAAGAATTCATTTGCAATAGCTTGCTGTACGTTTTTAATATCAATATTATGTATACCTAAACTTCTAGCTATTTTAGCCCCCAAGAATACTGCAGCTAAAGTTGCAGAATATTTACGATCAACACCTTTAATATTTAATTTAGTATCAATTTCAATTTGTGTTTGCTTTAAAGCTTTTTTAACCATTTCAACATTAGCAATTACCCATTGCGCATAAATTTCACCAGCATGACCGTAGTTATCCATAATTCTACTGAAGTATGTATCGGCTTCTGTCTTAGACATTGATGTATCTTCTTCAATTAATATTTGAAAGAACCTAGCCATCTCCCCTGATGCTTTAGCTTTTCTAGCAAAGGCTACAGATTTAAAATCAGTATTACTAGATACTACGCATATCAAATTAAAAACAGTATCATTAGGTCTTTCTTTGTTTGTAGAACCATTGCTAGTTAATCTATTCTTACCTCGACCCATAGCTACAAACTTTAAGAACTCATGTAACGCATCAGGATGCACATTAGTGAATTCATCTACCGCTGTAGGTAAACTATTCATAACGCCAAGTCTATGGGTAATAGAGTTAGCAGTATCTCCCCATACATTAATAAGTTTTGCATTAGTATCAGGATTACCAAACACGCTAGTCATAGCTTGTAAAATTGTAGTTTTACCTTGACCTGATTCAGGATTATATAGATTTATAACGGCAGACTTTTCTTTTGATTCAAAGAAAGGCATAAGTAATGAACCAAACGCACAAAAGAAACCAAAGGCACGTAACTCCATACCAGGTCTTTCATACACGGCAATTCCTTTTTTCCATTCTTCATAGGAACCTTTTTTAGTTAAGGTTGTAGTTATATCGCTGATATCAGAAGTTACAGGTACATACTTAGTACCCCACGCACTTACTTCTCTATTACCAATAAGAACTTTATTTAGTTCAGCATTCCATCCATATTGTTTATACATATGGGATGCTTTGCGTTTCTTTTGTTCTACATCAATAGTCTTAGCAATGTATTCAATTACAGCCTCTAATCGTTTACCATATCTAATAACACCTTTTTCATTAAGTATCTTTCTACATTCTTCTTTAGATAATAATTGAGATAAGGGCGCAATGAAATCAGCAACGCCATCGTGCGGTAAGTGTAATTTAAACCATGCACATTCGCCTAGAACGTTATCTTTTAATCTATCCACTAAATATAAATCATAGTCATATATCATGATGCCTTCTTCAGAATCAGAACTTGATTCTATATAGATGCCACCATTCTTACCTCTAAAATAAGGGTGCGGATAGTCAGGAATTTGAATGGATACTTCTTCCCCATTAAATTCTTCACTCTTTGCTTTAACTACGTTGTCTGCACCACGAGAACGTAGTATAACTTTTCCCAATTCTATAGGTGATGTAATAGAGCCTTTATATTTACAGCCTTCACATCCAACAGGTCTTAAACTTTCAAACTGCGTACAAGTATGCGGACCAGGTATTGCTCTAGCTTTATCTTCTGTTTTATCAAAAGTATAATCAGGATGGCGCTTAGATATATTATGTATTGCACTATCAGCATCAGAACAGAATGCAGCAATAGATAATCCTGAACGCCATAGGGGTTCTTCAATTGATGCTTGTTTAGTAATGATGTGCATAAGTTGAGCACAGCCATCACCCTTAATACATTTGTCTACAATCTTTTTAAATTTAGCTGAGTTGTTACCTAGAATAGCTTTAGTTGCTGGATCCATAGCACGTTTAGCTTTAGGTTTATTAGTGATATGAATTGGTATCAAAGATGCTAACTCATCAAACGCTGTTGGTTTGCCTTCAATTAATATTTTTACATCTTCAGGTTTAGTTATATCTTTAAAGTTTTTTGTGTTAGGCACACGTAATATACGTGCGGCATCAGCAGTGCAAGCGGCGTCTGCTTTTAGTCCGTGTTTAGCACATAAGAATTTTAAACCTTCCGCTACAGGTGTCCAGATAGCTTTATCTACAGGTTCAATGAAAGGCCAATAGCAATGAATGCCACGTCCTGAATCTACAATCATAGGTTCAGGTAGTTGAGTTGTATCAGTAAATTTACGAAGAGCTACAAGGGCATCATCTTTTGATTCGTAGTCTTTCCATTTACCTTTTTTCTCATCGTAGCCACAATCAATATCTAACCATAAGATACGCTCTTCTTTTGCATTAGCCTTTGTTCTATCTTTAGGTTCATGAAATGTTGAGCATGCAAAATAAACATCTTGTTTATCCTGCAACATCTTTTGTATTACATTATCTGCGTCTGCTATATCTTTGATAAATTTTGGGGATATTATATTTTGTTGGTCTTTGCCGACTATGCAATAATAGCCTTGCTCCGACCAAACTGTTTTTAAAAACTCTTGTATAAGCATGATCTCTCTTATTTAAATTAGTGGGGAGACTTAACTCCCCGTGTTTTACTGCGGTGAATTCAACTTATTTATTAAGTTGTTGATTATTAATTCTTTTTCTTTGTGTGGTTTTGTTTTACCCGAAAACCAATCATAGACTGTTTGTCGTGATATGCCAAGCTGTTTTGCTACTTGACTCGCAGGGTACTTAAGTGCTATGCATATAGCACCCAAGTTTACCCCTAAAGTTTTTGTTGCTGCTTGATTGGCTTCCACAATATTTTGTGAATAGCCTCTCATCTTATGACTCCCAATCTGCTACTAAGTCATCAAGACTTACATCACCTACATCAACTTTAATTGGCGCTACTGTAGCAGGTGCTTCCGCAGGTTTAGGTGCAGCTGCTCTTACTGTTGGCTCAGGGATATTATCCGTTTGAACTTGAGCGTTGATTGTGATTTTGTTTAAAGGTTTTTGTTCAAACTCTTCCCCTGTCTCTTCATCAGCTTTTAAATTAACAGTTAGTGTAACTGCTTTCTTAGCTTCTTCTGATTGACTACGCTCCATACAGATATCGTATTCAGCATCGGTTAATTGTTTGATTGCTCTAAATCCTACCTTAGTTGCTGATGCATTTTCATCAAATGTCATACGAGATACAACAGACATAAGGTTCTCACCATTAGCTTTAACATAGTCTGTGTATTCATGTAATGGTCTACGTTCAGCGTTACCATTACCAAAGATTGATTGTGAAGGTAATTTAATTCTGTATATATCACCTTGTAATTCATCTGCACGAACTACCGCAATAAATCTATGGAAACGACATGCTTTAGTATCACCAGGTCCACTACCTTTAACGTTTTGTGGGCATGACATACATGATGTAGCTTGAGGTGCTGGAACATTACCATCAGGTTTTTGACTATCTGAAGTCCAGCATTCAGGTGGCATCATCTTCTCACCAGCTTTATATTGCTTTGGATAATACATACGTTGAACGGATGGCGATGCATTAACAATAACAACATCTAAATGATCTGAACTAGATGCATCTAATTCTTTACCGTTAACCATAAGCCTAAACTTATTGTTACGTATTGAAATACTTTTGTTAGTATTAGAAGCGCCAATGTTAGAGGTGAATCCATCATCACGGCGTCTATGTTGTCCTACTGCTGTTGAACCTTGTTGAAAAATATCTACTTCGTTACTCATCTACTGTCTCCTTAGTTTCTCGTGCTTTACGAATTGTAATTGTATATTCATTCATTGCAGACATACCTTGTGGTAATAAATCAGGATTGCTTGCAAGGAACTCCTTGATGTTAGTGCTTGAAAGTCTTTTATGTAAGAACTCTGGAACATCATGTTGTTTGATGAAATCCCACATAGCAGGCCAATCATTTGTAACGTATGTTGTTTTAAGAGAACGTGTTAGCGTTCCTATTTTAGTTTTAAGGCTTGATACGTTTAAAGCCTTACATGCTTCGTTTAATGCAAACTGAATTTGATCTCGTTTAACTTTGATATCTTTTATTTGATTCTCTAACTCAGCTATCTTGTCACGCATCTTTACATCTGTTTCCATTAGTTTCTCTAGGTTAACTTCGTTTAATTCCATAATAGCTCCTTTCTTTAATCGGACTATTAGTATAACACATTACTTTACTCTGTCAAGGCGATTTATTTCATATAGAGTTTCTATTAAGCTAATAATAATTAACCCTACCCACCACCATTTACTCGCGTTAAAGTTATATAGCAAAAATGCTGCCATAAAAGTATTTAAAATCATTCGTCCATTTCCTCTTTATATAAGTCTACTAATTTAATATGGGTATCTATCTTACTCTGTAGCATAGTGTAAATTTTCTTTTCTACAGGGCTTCCTTGTAAATGCACTACAGTCATAGGATTACGTTGTCCAAACCTATCTACACGAGCGCAACATTGTATGTATGTTTCGACTGACATAACAGGTGACCAAAATACAACTACGTTAGCTGCGTGAAGTGTAACTCCATGCGATGCAGCTTGTGGTTGTATGATTAACACCATAGGGTCTTTCTTTTCTTGAAAATTCTTGAATATTTCTGAGCGTTCATTCATAGATATATCGCCATGTATACATGCACATGTGATGCCATGTTTAGGTAACTCAAGCATTATCTTATCAATGCTGTGTCTGAAGGGACAGAATACTAAAACTTTGTGACTAGCTTCTGCAATAATTTCACGTAGTGCCATCATACGATTGGACACATCAAACTCTACCACTTCTCCTGTATCTGAATAGATAGAACCTGAACTTACTTGTAATAGTTTTGTGAGCATAACACCTGCATTAACAACCGTGATATCTTCTCCCGCAGCGGACAAAAATCTATCTCTTTTTAGCTTCTTATAATATTTCTCTTGTTGTGGCGTTAACTCTATATCACGAGTGGTATATAAAACATCAGGTAAATCAAGACATTCTTCTTTGGTATAACGGATAGCAGGTTGAAGCGTTTTAAATACAATATCTTGTGCGTTGTATCTAGGTACCCATGTGAACTGAGAAACCTTTTGCATTACCATTTCTTTAAATGTCCCTGCGTATTTAGGAACTGATGCAGGATTAACAAGTTTAGCTAAACCATATGCATCGGCGGGGGATTGTGCCGCAGGTGTTCCTGTCATAAGCCACAACCATGTATCTTTCTTTAGAATTCTGTTAAGTGATTTCCATCTACGTGTGGATGTTGTTTTGACATAGTTAGCTTCGTCAACTACTACTAAATCAAATCCACCATTCTTAATCTCTTCTTCTACAATTTCTATACCATCATAATTAATAATAACAAATTCATTGTTCTCTGCTAGTAATTGTTTGCGTTTAGCGGCTACTCCATGTGCCAAGCCTACTGTTCTATGCATAGCTGTTTTAAACAAGTCTTGTTGCCATGCAGCTTTCATAATAGATAAAGGACACACCACAAGAACTCGCTTGATGATGCCTTTCTTCATTAAATAATCTGCAGCCCATATAACTGATGATGTTTTGCCTGTGCCTGCTTCACTTAAACAATAGGCACGGCGATGCGCTGAAAGAAATTCAGCTGTATAAATTTGATGGTCAAATGGTTTATGAATACCAGGCCAATCATATTCTTTTCGGATAGGTGATGGAGGATTTTTAACCCTCATATCTGATAGGCTTATAACTTCATCTATACCCCAATTAACTAATACTTGAGATACACCGTTGTCATAAGTTTTGATAACTTTACTCTTAGGGATTTTATCTAAGATAAGTTCAGGTCTTTTTGTATTAACGATTAAAGCTTTGTCTTTGTATATTTCCAAAGTATGTTCTTTCTATAAGTGTTAAATAAATGCGCCATCCTATAAAATGGCGCACTTAGTTATTAATATCAGTCTCGTTGACTAAACGGTTAATACCCAGACGGTACTACGTTGACACCAGAAAGGTGTCTGTTATTAACTGACGTGGTTATTATCCGCACTCACGCCTAGCGTCATGAATCCCTACTTTTTAGTAGGCACATTCTTTTTAAGAGAGCCATCGCTATTGCGACTGAACGAACTGTTCTGACTCTTAGTTCTAATTCTCATATTGCCTGGGGTATTAGCGCCCCCCTTGCTTAAAGGTGTGATGTGGTCTACATCTTTACCATCACCCTTATGCACTTTACCTGCCTTCATCATCATACGTCTAGCTTTATTACGCTCTACACGTTTTTTGATTTGATCAGGTTGTGCTTTGTATTCGTTTTCTTTTTGATAATCTCTAGCTTTAGCCATACTATTTCCCGTGATGTGGACATGATTGAACTGGACAAAAGGAACGGCATGCAAAATTAGGCACCGCATTAAATACATTGCTGTCGTAGGCAGCTGTCATCCTTTTGATTATTGTACTCCATTCTTCAAACATATCATCAATACTTTGTTGTTTATAATCTTCTTTTAATAACTCTTTACTTACTAAAAATACTAAGCCCGCCTTAACCTTTTCAACGTCAGGGAAATGCTTGAATATTGCTACACTTAACAAGGATAATTGCCTAGTATCTGCATACTGACTGCTCTTACCTGTTTTATAATCTATTACTGTAGCAGATTTCTTGGCTTTGTCAAGTATAAGTAAGTCAACTACACCCCGCCACCATACATTTTGATCAAAGAATCCACAGGGTTCTAAGTCTTTAGTTAAGCCTAACTTATATTCGCATAGCTTATCGCCAGGAATTTGGTTAAGCCTATCAAGCGTAGGTTGAAACATACTAAACTTCTCAGGTAGTTTTTTACCTTTACCTATGTATTCTTCCGCTGCCTTGTGAACTTCGTTACCATAGATTAAGTGTTTAGAGTCTGAGTCTGTCTTAACATCTTTTACTACATACAAATGATAATACTGTTTAGGGCATTTCTCGAATGTTGTAGCACTCGAATAAGACCACGTTTTTAACTCAGCCAATGTCGGTTCTCCTTGCAATCTCTTTAGCTATCTTTGCTTTCTTTTTACCTACTTCAGCTTTATCTAATAACTCATATAACTTTTTCATAGATAATGCTTTCAATTTATCCTTACCTGTTCTTGTTTTGAACGGGTCAGCATGTCGTTTACTCTTGTGTATTTGTTGTGTCGCCATGATTTACTTTCTGGACTTCGCCTGTTGATTTATTAAGTTCGTACGTTGGTAGTATTTCTTTTTTCTTTCGAAAAATTAAATCAAAGTTTTTTTCAAACATGTCACTGTTAGGTTTTGAATGTAACCAATCTCCTGTTACATCATTCTTAGCGGTTTTTTTCATAGTTGTCCTTTATATCTTTTAATAAATCTTCAAACGTTAGTGCATCTTTATCTAATTCAAATTCAATACTCATCATATAACGAGCAGTTTCAAAATTATATACTGAATGGTTTTGCTGTGTGTTAAATATGTAGTAGGTTCCAGGTTTATATACAAGCTCTTCTATTTTAAATACTACCCCTTCTTTATTATCTGCAAATGTACAAAAGCTTCTAGCGTGGGGGGTTAGTATCATATTAATACCTACACCACGTTTAGTATCTTTGTGCCAATCGTAACAGACATAAGGATCAAGTTTTAAGATAGCTGCAAAGTATTTATATTTTACAGATAACCAAACAAAGAATGGGTCTTTGTTTAACATATCCTGAGGTATAGGTCTAATCTCAAAGTTATAATACTTTAACCATGCGCCTGGGACAAAAGCATAATCTACAATATCTTGTCGTATAGTAGACTTCTTAATCATTTCATAATAGTTCATTACTTAGCATCCATATAGTTATCACCAACACCTACTTCACAACCTAGCGGTAAGTCGCTACACCATTTAGGCGCAGTAGTCATACATTTTTTAACATACTCAACACATTCATCAACTTCATCATCAGGACACACCATAACTAATTCATCATGCACAGTCATGACTACATCATACACTTTAGCCACTTGAATCATTTGCTCGGCAATTATATCACGAGCGAGAGATTGAATGCAACGTTGAAAAGTTTTGGCGGGGTGAATATATTCAGGTATGACCGTCCTGCCCATAATTTTATCGTAAGCCCATGACTCCCCTCTGTCTGTCTTTAGTTTGCGTAGGTTAGGTAGTCCTAACAACATGCCATTAGGTTTCATCATACCTTTATGTGGCACGGAACTCACAATTTTGCCGTTGCCCATATCATATGATTGACCTGCTCTAACTGCGTCTAACATCTTACCTGCGTCTGCCCATGCTGCTACTAATTCAGGATTAGCTTTACGATACGCATACACAATATTAGTAACTTCTTGTAAGTCTTTATCAACGCCACCTTGTTTCAAGATGCTATGCATCTTAGCTGCGCCAACACCGTATATACCTGATAAGTTTACTACCTTAAATATAAACCGTAAGTCTTTGTCAACTTCGTTATAAGGTATTCCCGTAATCTCTGATGCTGATTGCTTATACAAATCAATCCCCTCTTTAATCTGCTGTATCTTGCTATGTGATTGTGCAAACCAATAAGCTAATCTCAACTCAATATTATTTAAGTCAGAGGCTACAATCTTGTATCCTTTAGGTGCTTGTATAGCACGTCTTAGTTCTGATGTTCTTGGTAAGTTTTGTAGATTAATGCCATCAACACCTGACCATCTATGTGATACTGTAGCGCCTGCATACTTCAAAGGCACAGGAAGTTTACCCCTGTTAGCAATGTTAATGAATTGTTCTGTTCTTGTTTCTTCTAATGTTGATTTGTTTCCTATACGCGCAGCGGCTAATATTTGAACCTGAGGGTTTTCATGTTCTAGTAAAGCTTTGAAACCTTCATCAGTTTTAGCAAACGCATAAGTTTCTTTTCCTGTAGTAGCACTTATCTTCATAGGTGGTGTTACCCCCATCTGCACTAGAAGTTCTGCAAATTTAGGATTACTCATTAAGTCTTCTTTAGCTACTGCGGCTGAGGCTAATAGCTTTTCTTTTTTATCTTTAACATTATGTAAATGTCGTAGTAATAAACCTTTATTAATCTCTAGCTTAGGTTCTGTAAACATACGGATAGTTAAATCTATAAGGCGCATCTCTGGTGCTGTAAACTTAGCTTTCATTTTCATGAATAACTTATGAGTAAGTTCTACGTCATTCATACAGTATCTAGAATAAGCCGCCATCTCTGTTGCAGTAAAGTCTGCTCGATGTTTACCGAGAGCATCTAATACTTCTGTGCCCTTCTCTCCAACCCCATAAAATTCTGATAGGTTCTTTAGTGATACCGATTGAGTTAAGCCGTGTAGTATCTGACCCATACCCATCGTATCAAACAAACCTAGTGGATGTATGTCATAGCGCCATGAAAGGATTGATGCGTCAAAGCGCATGTTATGTCCTAACACATAGCTACCTGACCAATCAAATCGTGCAAGAAATTCTTTTATCTCTTTGTCATTACCTGTGCACCAATAGGTTGTGCCATTATCTTGTTTAACTGCAACACCTATAGTTTCGTACAAATCTGATCGTACATATTCTTCTGTAGTCAGCTTAGATAAACTAAAAGACCTATCGTAATAGGTCTCAAAGTCGATTGTCAATAAGTTCATTAACTGCCCCTGACGCGGGCTTTAACTGCTTGCTCGTAGATAGCTGAGATGTTTACTAGTTCTTCTGATTGAAGACCTTTAGGGCGTATCTTAAGAACCCCATGATGTATGGTGACAATTAGATTTCTTTCACCTTTATCAAATGTTGTTGCTGATGTTTCTCTTACTGTTGGTTTTGTTGACTTGGTAGCCATTTTGTATCTCCTATGTGTTGCGTCTATTGTTTAGGTATTCCCAATCTTTTGCACAATCTATATCACACCACCGTCTATCGTCAGAGAGAGCCTCGCCACAATTTAAACAGTGACCCGTGCTCTCAGCATAACGAATAGTTTTTTGGTATCTCTTACGTAATAACTCTTCTTTTTCTAAGCGGTCTTGCGTTTTATCTGCATCATCTGACATACTTTGGCTTTTGTATAATTAAACGGATTATAAATAGATCAAGAACTAGAGAAAAATCATACGGCATCTCTTCTTCTAAAAACTTTAGTTCTAATCCTACCATAACCCCTGATATTAACGCAAGCCGAAAGACTATCAGTATTTTTTCCGATAGACGAATTACTATCAATCTTTACTTTCTAATCTATCTGATACAAGTTTAGCGTATCCTGCTATGTCTACCCAATGGTCAGCATGATTAGGGTTACCATATATAATTCTACTTAACTTAGCTATAATCATATGGATAGATTCTTTTTGGTCATCTGCCATATCTCGCCAAGCATTTAAACCTGTTAGTTTTTCCATAATTTCTTGAATGAATATTGCTTTTATTTCAAAGTCACCATGAGTATGTTCGCGGGCTTTTATAACATCGGATATTGATGGTGTAGCGCCTGCTCCCATTGATGCTTGCATTCTAATTTTAGGTTTCCCTGTTCTGTACGCCATTTAAATCTCCTGTAAAAGTTTCTTTAGTTCTACCAATGCATCTTCATTAACTAACACTGATATCCCTCCGTTGTTCACTATATCTAATAAGTTCTTTTGTTGCAAGGGGGTAGCTTGGTTGCTCCCCACCTTACATTCAATACCCACGAACCTACCTTTAACACATGCTACAATATCAGGCACACCAATAGTCATGTAGCCACTAGCTACAGGATAGAAGTAGTATGCACCGACTTCTTTTAGCATCTTTACTACTTGAGCCTTAACCCATTTCTCTGTTACTTTCTTTTGTTTCATCTAGGTCTTTCCATAAGTATCTTCATAACCATAGCTTTCTTGTTGTGAAATTCCATAGTCTTCTGCTCAAACAATCGTTGGTCTAGTTCTTTAGGTATTTCTTGAAACTTCTGACGCAAGTCTAACATATACGCTTTGTATTTTAGATATATGTCATCGGTATCGGACTCTGCTATAACATAAAATTGTCCATCACGAATGCCTACACCTTTCATAAATTTACCTGAGTCAGTTAACTTCAACAGTGATACTTTTTCTTTATCTTCTTTAGTCATACGAGAAGAATCTGATTCCATTTCGTGGAATACTTTCATATACTCTCCATAATTTGCGTTACACGTGCTAACACGTCTTCACGAACTCCTTGATGTAGTCTTAGTTCATCAGGTGTGACACCTACTAACGACCTTTCTAAGTCTTGTCGTGCTTTTTCTAACTTAGGGTCTTTTGTTACATTAAGCTTTGTTAAGAGACTTGTCAACTCCAAAGCATTCTCGATTAAACTATTACGGAATATCTTCTTATCCTCACCGCTTAGTCGTTCAATCATATGGTCTAGTGTGGTATGTAGTCTTGACCATGCATCAGCCATCGCTACTTCTACTCTACCTGTGTATGCTTTCTCATACTGTGTCTCTAAGTCTTTCTTAATATCATCAGCGATATCAACTCTGAAATCCCCTACTTCAGGCACAGGGATAATAGAATACCTGATATTAAACTTACCTGCAATCTTATCTGCGTCAGGATACTCAGACCTATTAAACAATTGACCTAACCTAAACGCCATCACTTGAATAATGTTAGGGTATTCTTGTATAAACGTATCGACACGTTCTTTAAACAGTTCTTCATACTCTGCTAACTTATCTTTATAATCAAAGAAGTTAGTCATTGGTAATAACCTTGTGCCTGTGTCTGACCATGGCAGTGTTTGTCTTGCATGCCAATCACGGATTTCTCCTGCTAACTTATTAATATTATCTAACTGATCTGACCCTGCTAGAATATGTTTGTTGTAGTTGCCTGCCGCAGTCGTTGTTCCTTTTCTTACATCAATTTCTTTGGACACACTCTTATCTAGTTTCCTAGCCGTCCATACTGATATGTTTAAGTCTACTAATACAGCACTACTAGCTATGCTGATACTCATGTTATATTCTCCTTGGTTTCGTCATATACTTTCCCATCTAATAAATCTTCATAACTTAAATCTTGTTCATACGCATTGAGGCAAGCACCACATAATTTATCTTCCATCTTTTTACTATTTTCTTTTATGTAGTGTGCGTTTTCTCCACACCAATTACATGCACTCATAATATTTCCCCTAGTGTAAGTTTGAATACTCTTCACCCACGTGGGTGATACCATCTGTTTCTATATACTCAGGTGACATGGGTAATTCTAATGCCACTAAAGTTTCTGCTATGCCGTTCTTTGTAAAAGCTTCCATTAACGTTGCTGTTATTTCTGCAAATTGCATTTGTGTTAAATGTGCTTCTGCATTGTTGAGTGTTGCTAACACTACAAACCCTGTGCTACCTTCTTCGTATCCTATTGCTAAATGTTTTGCATCAAAGTCTTTCATAGCCATGCTATTTCCCCTTCATCGTTTGTTATTGAATTTAAATCATTTGCTACTATACTTTCCCACACTTCTTTATCTGATGTTAAGTTGTCATATGTTTCTTCTAGCTTCCTATACATCATCTTATTCATGCTTTCTAAATCTTCATCTAAGTCAGACTCTAATCTTTCTAGTTCTTTATCTAACTCTACGTCCCATATATCTTTCAATGGGTGGTCTTCCCCATGTATCTGCCCAAAGCTTTCCGCTTCTACATTAACAGTATTTCTATAACTACGGCTATCACCATGCCAATACATCTTGACATGCCCACCATCATCTATCAATTTATATAACATGGGATATTTTTCTTCGGTTACATATTTTTTAAAGCGTTTGTTTACAATCTCACCACCAAATCCAAACCCATCACCCTGAGACCAAAAGCCTGACCATGTCATATCACGTGATTGTGTATTCCCACCTTCTAGCGACCATGTAATACCACGTGTCGCTAAATACTCTTCAAACCATTCATAGACATGTTCTGCCCAATCATCAAAATCAACATTTATAGTGCGATGTTCTTCTATAAGTTCTTGTTTCATCTGTTCATGTGTAGGTTTATTCATTATTTTTCCATAGTGTGATTTTAATTGTTTTAATTTCACCTGATTTAAGTTTGTCCATAAAGTCAACAAGTTCTTTGTTTTCTGAATGATCTACTTTCATAGTCTTTTTAAACACTTTGAAGTCTTTGTCTTCTAGCATGTGATAATACGCAAGATAGGAACTAGGTTTTCTTTCGTTCATTACTTGTAAACATTCATCTATCTCACGACCTTTCCATGCTGACCTTCCATGCTCAGGGTCTAACTTTGCTAATGATAATAACCCTATAGCTTTATCATACAACTCATGGTCAGGCATTAGATTGCGCCAATACAATCGCCACCCATTTGACTTGAAATGTGGTAGTTTAAAATGTTTTAGTATATGCATAGCCAAGTGTGACGTGGCTGACGTGTTATAAGGACTGTGACCGTTGAGGACATTTTTCCTTACGTTATTTAGTTGAATAGGCGTTAACTTCGTTACATCAAAGTTAATACTTACTTCACTTGTTGCGTTTAATAATGCTTGTGGAATCATGATTGCCATTTTGTTTCCTTTCTATGATTGAACATTTGCCTGTTGATGGGCATTTGTTCGTGGTAAATTATGAATAATTCTACTTATTACTTCTGCTTCTATTGGTATTTCACCTGCATGTGGGTTGTAGTCATTATCGCCTTGATACTCTGTCTCTTCTACATCGTCAGACTCTTCCCCTATACGAACTAACCTTGCAGCTACTCCTTCCATTTCTTCATCTTCTATAGCTTGTAACATGTCGGTATGCCATAGCACATCTTCAAATTCATCATACCATTTGATATAGTTAGCTTCATATATGATGTATAAATTATCAGTATCTACTTCGTCACATTCTTCTAAAGCTTGTTTAAAGCGTGGGTGTAGTTTGTTTAGTGCTACAAACTTACGTTTATAGTCTAGGTTCCTAAACTCTATGGCATAGGTAACATCACTTCGATAGCCCATTATCTTTCTCCTATGTATACAGACTTACCATGTGGTGATGTAACATGTGCATAGGTAATTGCCCATAGCGTTGGATAATCCCATGCGCCACCCCAATCATCTTCAACACCACCATCAGTTAATATAATGATAGCTTCGGGGTGTATCTGTTTCTCTTTGATATACTCATTAAGACAACCCACCCTAGTGCCACCTCCCCCTGCAGGTTTAGTCGTTTGAACTAACGCATTGTAATCACCTTGATGATATGTCTCGTGACCTGCTACATCATAGTCCCAATAGATTAACTCTATCGACTCAGGACTTACATCATCACAGATACCTACCACTTCGGTTAAGAACTCATTCAACTCTTTATCACCGATAGAACCTGATGTATCTATACCTATGACAACTTTACCGATAGACTCACCTATCATGCTAGGCATGTATATATCTTGACCTATGAAACGCTTGTGTGGTCGCTTCCATGATGTCTTGTCTTTGTTCTTACATGTAGCGTTGACAAACTCACGCAACTGCTCACGCCAATCTACCTTAGGCTCAAGCAATTCATTGACAGACCTATTCTTATTACCTGCCATTTTGCCACGAATGATTTCACCTTGACGCAATGCTTGGTCTATCTGTTTAGCAGTCTCTTTAACTTCTTCATCAGATAACCCTTCAGCACCTGACCAATCATGACTATCGTGTCCTTCCTTACCACTACCACCATTCTTTTCTTTATCTTTCTTAAGTATGTCGTATATCTGTTTCGTTGACATACCTTGATACTGCTTATCATACAAGGCTGAGTCAGGCATTGCAGTCAGGTTGCCATATGGGTCGGCTTCTCTGATTGATGCATTGACTACATAGTCTGCTGACTGATTGGCAAGCATGGGGTCTTCCTTCCACAACTTACGCCACAGGCTCATATGTTGATACACCTTATGCAAAGCTTCATGCAATACCACAAAGTTCAATTCATCTTGTGACAATGTATCTATGAATGATGGGTTATACATGACATCTCTGCCGTTTGTTGCCGCAGTAGGTAACTCATCTGTGAAGATAACCTTGCCTACTGATAACACACCTGCAAACATACAGAACTCCTTACTACGCATGATTGCTATGTGAGACTTCGTTACTCTTTGTTCACTCGATAGCGCCATTTGTTGCCTCCTTGTATAGTTCGTTTCGTAGTTCATCTTCTTCTTGCTCTTGATATACATAGTCCATATACATATCTAGATACTCCTCGTCAGATAATGATTGATTTTTATAATAAGATACAACTAAATCATATAACCAATCTTTGTTATCTCTTGCTATTTCATACTCATACTCATAGACTGCCTCTCTGATGTCTTCAGCAGTCATATCCATCTTAACTTTGAACTTTGCAAACTCATACTTCTTATCAAAGTCTTCTGTTTTTTCTAAGGCTTCTTGTGCAGTCATAGTAACTCCTAGAAGTATTGGTTATTCTTAACTGCCCAATCAACGAATGATTTGTTCTGAGCCGCGATTGATTTACGAGATGACGCCATCATGTTAACTGCAAACAACGCTTGCAATTCCATAGGTAGTCGTTGTAAGTATGTGAGCCATGCATCGAAGTGTTCTTCCGTCACAGTCATCAACTCTCGCATGATTAAGATAACTCGTGCTGATGGGTCGTTAGGGACAACTGCTTCGTTCGGTGTCTTGTATATACTTTCACGCGATGGTAGTCCGTCAGATAAACTAAAGTATGCTGACATATCTCTAGCGCCTGCTTCACCGATAGTGCCTACCAATGCAGTCAAGGTAGTATCATTACCTAATACTTGTCTCTGCTTGACTATGAATGATGCCTTAGCTAATGAACGAGGCGATACAAATGCTTCTTGTTGTTTACGAGGATTGTAGATATACATATTTTCTTTCTGTGCTTCATCTGTATAAGATGCTAGTGCATGAGGGAATTGTTTAACCCACGCTATAACCTCAGGTGCTATCTCATTATCAATCGCCCAATTAATCCACTCGTCATCATTCGGATTGCGAACTGTGACGGCAGTCAATCTATTCTTGGCATGGGCTTTCATGGTATCGCCTACACCATCTGTCGTTAGGTTACCTGTTGAATACACGATAGAGTCAGGGTGAAACGCTACACTACCCAATCGTCTCTCTAACATGACAGGCAATAACATATTCTTAACAGGCTCGGACGCTTTAGTAATCTCGTCTAGCATGATAATCACAGGCTTGTCTTTATGAATTGCAAACCTTTCATTTGGATAGAATGTGGTTGTCTTACTTTCATGGTTCATGGCAGGCATAGCTAGATCACCTAAGTCTAAGTCTGCACAATCTATATACACAGGGGTATGGTCAGGAAATCGTTTAGCCAATGTTTTTAAGATTGACGACTTACCAATGCCAGGTTGACCTTTCAAGTGTATCGTTACATTCTTACCTACTGTTGCAATTAATTCTTCTGCTTGTCTTAAACTAATATCTTGGTTCATGGTATTACTCCTTTAAGTTAAAATTAAACTACTTCTACTAACGCTTGTGGCGTTTTTCTTTTTAGCATTGAGTCTATATAACCTTTCATATGACTCAACTTTAAGACTGCTACGCGATTTGGACCACCTCGCCATTCACTAAAACCTACTGCTTTAGCTATATACTGAAACATATTCCAATGTTTGTTTGGGTCTTTCATATCAGCTAATAGTGTATCGTCAGTTATTTTGAATCTATCGTAGCCATCTCGATACCCTTGAACATCTTCAGGATTAATAATTGCATGCATGCCTTGAACATATGCCCAAAACTGGGCAACTGTTCCCCTTGCTTCAGCCATAATCTTGCGTGATACTTTATATTTCTTAGGTTGAACATGTTCTTGCTTAGGTGCTTTACTTCCATATTCAAACGCATAGCGTTCGTGTCTATCGATAGCGTGACCGTGAATAAAACATTCTATGTTGTCATTGGTGGACTCAACACGAAATCCACTAGGCACATAGTCTTTCTTATTGAAGCTACGGATACCCATACCTGATAATCTCTCAACAAATAACTTAGTGCTGATTGATGGAAAATTACCTAGCGTTATCTCGTAGTGTGTTGGATAATAAAAAACAAGCTCAGTTGAATATAGTCCTGCTATATATACTTCTTGACCATCAATGATTTCTTGTTTAATCCATTTGTCTTTGTGGTGTCTGTCGCCTATTCTACGAACTGATTGGTCATCACCACGAACAGGTGATGTGTTAACGAACTTGGCTCTAGCTTCATCGTATGATTGAAGACAAGGCAAGTGATATGTGTCTATATAAAAAGCCATGATGCTATACTCCTTTAGTTATGAACATTTGCCTATTGATGGGCATCTGTTCGTTGATGAATAAACTACACTTACTACTTCTACTACTCTAAATAATAGTATATCATAATACATTGACATTGTCAAGTTATTGTTCAAATTTTTTTAACTACTCTTATGTGATGAATTCAATCCTTTTAACAAAGATAAGTCAGTTATCACAATGTAATTACTCTTAGGCATAGGCACTATCGTATGCTTATAATTCTTTGCTACCTTCTCGCCACATGATAGGCATGTCTTATAACCTAACGCATATCTAGCGTCAGCTATATCACCACCACATTCACATTGATACATAATCTAAACCTTTCTGAGTAACATAATAACTTTCTTTATCATAATCGTATTCGATATAATCGTGGTCGGTGCACCAACCGAACATTAATTCACCTGTCGGATCTGATGGTATTTTGTTTGTGATTATAAACTGCACGATACATTGAACTTCTTCTGTCTTTAGTCTATTTGCGTTATACGCAACTTGTTCATCGTGTGTTTGCGTCATGTGCAAACTCTTTATACTTATTTGAATTGCGCTTATTAGTTATATTTTCAGGTATTTTTATTGCATCAGCTTTCTGTAGTTTATAAAACATATGCTTTGTGATACCGAAGTAATCTAATACATCTTGCCGATACAATGGCTTCGACTCTACAAAATAAAAATTTATTTTACCTGCTAATTCTAATTCGTCTTTGGTTAACGTTTGTGTTTTGTCTTTAGAAGGTTGCTTCACCACATAATCTACTAAGTTCATCATACTTGTTTTCCTCTGTTTGTTTAAGTTTTTCTACCTTCAACTTAATAATGTTTTTGCCCTGTGCTTTGTGCCACATGGCTTCTTTGTTTGACCACCTAAACTGCCTGATGACCGTAGCGTCATCGTCTATTAGTGCGTGAGTAAAGGGTAAAGACATACTGCCCACTCCACTAAAAACTTAGCTATACACATCATACACACTACTACTATGACTGCAACTAGCCATTCAATAAACTCATCAAAGTTTTGCATACTTGGTTCCCTCTTGTTTATAAAATATTATGTGTGACCACTTAACTATAGGTGTTAACCCTTTCCATGTCTTAGGCTTAGTGATACTTGTATCATGGAAGTTAGTCGCACCATATGAGTAGTCTACTTCTATCCTAGCCAACACTCTATGCGCTATATCAAAATACCTTTGTTGTATAGGTGGTGGTTGTTTGAACCCATACCAACTGAATTGATAGGGTCTCTTCATTTCCATGCACACATTCTTATGTTCAAATTCGGCTCGCCTTAATAATACATAGCCCACTGCTACCTGCGCTTGATAAGGCTCGGTAGCTGACTCCATGTATATAGTTGTGGCGAGGCAAAGCAAAGCTTGGTCAATCATACTGACCTCCTTAGTTTTGTTATACGAGTTAAGTTATAGCCAAGTGGCTACTAGAATGGTGCAAGACCTAGATTGAAATGTTTCATTGATGTATCTCCTTTTAGTTAATCTTCACAAGCGCCGTTGATGCATTGACGCAAGTTAAGTATTTCTTCTTCAAGTTCAATTAGAGCATATGCCTTTTCTATTTCCAAAGCTTTCTCATTGAGAGCCATGTATATATCTGAGTCATATGGTTCATATCTTATACCAACTCCACTACTCTCGCAAGTGTTTACAAAGAACTCTTGGAATAGATGGTTAGCTATTCTATCGTCAGGGATTGACAAGATAATTGTTTTATGTTTCATACTTCCTCCTTGTTAGTTCATTCTCAATTAAACTCCACACGATATTATCACCTACACTTATCCCCACTTGTTTAAATACTCTTATCGTGCCTTTCAATTCATTAGTATCAACACGACTTAAATCTTTAACGCCAAAGTGCGTCTCTATCAACTTTTCTTGCATAGCTT